GGTCATCCGCTTGCTTGCGGCCCCACAGCCCGGCGATCCATCGAAAGAAGTTCATCTAGGGCTCCGCTGAGAACGTGGGCCACTTCTGCGTCGTCGACGGGCTGACGATCGTGCCGGCCCCCGTGCCGTTGTAGGCACAGAAGGCACCTTTGATGGTGGCCCCCACGTTCTCGGCCCCTTCCCGGTCGGCCCCGTAGTCCTCGATCTCCTCCAGCAGCATCCAGGTCATCTCCCAGTACGTCGGGTCGCCGGTCACATGGAACCGAAGTTGATTCGGGACGGCCAGCGTCGGCAGGTTGGCCGGTACATCCTGGTAGAGCCTATAGAGGCACTCCGCGTCGATGTTGCCGGAGTTCCGCTTCACCTGCCCGGCAGTGTCGCTGCTGACGTACGGGCGGTTGTCGCAGGTGATCACCAGCCGCATGAAGCGGATGTCGGTCTGCTGGCCGCCGCCGATGGTCACGTACATGCTGGTCGAACACTCGACTACCGGCGTCGTCGCATCGGCAGCCACGCCGGCGCCCTTCGATAGCGTCCCGTTGGCACTGAAGTCGACCCGGTACTCGATGATCTTCCCGGCTTCGATGTCCCAGGTGATCACGATCCGGTCGCAGATCGCCGGACCGCTGACCCCCAGCGTACCGTCGACCGACCCGGTGAACGTAAACGTCTGCCCGGGGAAGGTGGCCGGCGTGTGCCCGTAGCCGGTGAAGTAGCCCCGCCAGTCCTTGACGCCACACTTGCGGGCCACGCCGGCGCTGGTATTGCTGGCCACCCACTTCGCGCCCCGCTGAATCTCCCGAATCGACCACTGCCGTACGGTACTGCGGCCGTCGGCCGCCCCGCCAACTCCATTGATAACGCCCATTGCGGCTCTCCCTGCTGGAGGTCACTTGTTTGTAATGGAGGGCGTTTTGGTATTTCTTGGTATTCAACTAGAGGTCCGAGGTGGTGAACCAGAGTCGGGTTTCACCAGTCCAGACCGCCGACCAGCCCCGCGTGCCTCTGTTCTGCTTCTTGTCGTCCAGGTTGGTTTCTGTTTCCAGCGGCCGGGCCAGTTTCACGAATTCCTTGTCGCTCCACCTCAGATTGTCTCGCAAGTACGTCTCCCAGGTCAGGAGCGCCCGGTAAACCGCCCACTCGATATCCAACAATGTTTGCAACCGCTGGTCACCCGTGGCCACCTGTACTTGCCAGATCACGTCCAGTGACGATCCATTGCTGGTGCGTTGCAAGTGCGGCTTTATCTTCACCGGCACGACCCGCACCCGCGGGTAGTCGGCCGGTGACAACCCCCCGTCAACCTCCGGTGCCCTACTCGACCCGATCCAATTCACCCGCCTGAGTCCGTCGGGCACCAGCGAGTCGAAATCGCTGTGCTCGCCCAACAGCGTCCAGAGGGCGTTGTGAACCTGTCGTAGGGGGTTTTCTGTCGACATTACAGCGGATACGCCTCGTCCAGTCTGAGTTCGGCCGCCACGCCGACCGCCAGGGCGTCGGTGCCACTTTGGGCCAGCGCCACCACTACCTCCAACACGTCGTCTGCAACCAGCGCCGTGGTGTCGATGGCTCCCTCTTCCACGCCCCGGTTGCCGGTGGCGTTGTTCAGGGTGACCACCGTGTTGAGCACGCTGACGCCGTTTTTCAGCAGGTCGACCGTTACCGTGGACGCCCCGGCGTTGGCCGTGATGTTGCTGACCACGAATCCCTTGATCGTGCCCGTAGCGCCCCGGACTACGTGCATGATCACCGTGGCCGCCACCGCCGTACCCGCCTGGCCGTAGGTCTTGGCCGGGTACTGTTGGTTCTTCGAGGCCGCGATGCCCGCGTTCTCGGCCACGTCGGCGTTGACGATCGTCCCCGCAGGAATATCCATGGCCTGGGCGCGCAACGTCCCACCAACAAAAAAGTCTTCATCAACTCGGTTCATTGGTCTCACCTCATTCTGCGTCAATTTTTCGGATGCCCGTGCGGATCTCGTGTAGCGTCCGCCGCACCCATTTCGCTTTCCAAGCCAGCCGGTGACTGGGCACCCCGGTCTGCGGGTGAAAGTCGTTCGATCCTCTCGCTTCGTACAGCCACAACCCCGCGATCGTGGCTGCCAGGTTGATAATCGTTCTCGGCGTAGTGCCCGCTGCATTGGCCAGCGGGATACGCCAATGCTGACAACGGGCCGAGTCGTCAATCTCGTCGTCGGCCACCAATACCGCGACGGCAATCCGGGCGGCTATGTTGGCGGCATTGGCGTCGTCGTCCAGGTCGGCCCACTTGTCGACATTGGTTGTGCCGAACACTTGTTTGATATCCGCCTCGGCGCAGTAGCTCATTCCACCACCGTCCCCACGTCATTGGAGTCCTTTAGTCGTGTGGCGAACCGCGTGGGCATGCCGGCGATCCGCCGCTGCTGTATCCGCCCTTCGCCGCATTTGGCCTTGAATAGCTCGTCATTCGCTCTCGTCACGAAAAGTGCCTTGTCCTTGAAGTCTCGGGCAATCGCCAAGTTCCGCTCGCACAGCGACAGGAAGGCGTCCTGCACAGCCACATCGAAATCCAGCGGGTCGGTGATCACATACTTCACCGCGCTGTACCCGGTGGTCACGCTGGCGTCCAGCGTCAGTGATGTGGGGGTGGCCACGGCACTGATCGCCCGCTGCTCTTTCCACGGGTACAGTCCGTCGAGACCGGTGGGCCGGTTGCTGGTATCGCCCAATCGCAAGATCGAGCCGACCATCCCACTGGTAAACGACGTGCTCGCACCTGTCACCGCGGCCGAGTCCTGAGAAACGCTGAGTGTGCCTGCGTAGTCGCCCCCGTCGTGTCCCGTGTACCGCAGGTCCCGTTGCCGCTTCTTGTAGACGAAATCCAGCGTTTCGGTGGCGTTGCTGGGCGGGAAGACACTCAAGGCCATCGAGCCGTAGAGCCCCTGCGCGCTGCCGATGCTGTAGTATTTGACGTTGCCCGTGTCTTCGCGGTAGCGGTCCAGCGCCAGCATGTCGGTGGGTGAGATGTGCTGCGCCCCTATCCATCTTGTTGTTTCCAGCGGGCGGGTCATGGCGCCGAAGTCCGGGGGCAGAACGTACCATCGGGGGTAACAAGAAAAAGTCGTCGATGCGACATCGGCCCCCGGATTCAGCGTGGCGTCCAGCACAATCGTGGTGCTATTGGTCTGAGTGTCGACTTCGCAGACTACGCCGTTGAATCGGACGACGGCGTCAAGTATCCAACTCGGCCAGGTGGCCCCCGTCAGTACGAGCGTCCGCGTGCTGTGCGTGTAGACCACCGTGCCCGTACTCACGGCCGCCTGCATCTGTATCCGGCCGGGCGAGTACAAAAACGACCAGTCGTGCGACTCAAACAGTTGCCTATATGCCTGCTTCACGCAACGACGCAGCACCGGCTGCGGCACACCGACCCCGTAGCCTTGAGCGAGGTCGCTCAGGTCGCTGATCGCGTCGGCGTAGGTGAAGACGTGCGGTACGGTCATTTCAGCACATTGCTCCTCTTGATTGCGCTTTGTGCCACTCAATGAAGCGACGATGGAAGGCCGCCGATTGAATGCCCGCTTGCAACGGGGACGGCCCCCTTGCAATGGCAGCCCGTATGTCCCGCGGAGAAGGTCTTACGGGCGGGGCGGTTGCTCCACGTCCTCCGCCGCTTCCGGTGAGCACCCTGGCGTTGTTTTTCACTCCATGCCCCCCTTGAGTCTGACTTTCGTTTTCTCCTTCAGGTCGCGCCGCTCCCTCACACTGACGTCCCCCTTGGCCTCGTCCTGCACGATCCGGTCGACCTCCCGCTCCACGATGTTGTCCGCCACCTCGTAGGGCTTTTCGATGTGCTCGACTTCCGGGGCCTTGACGGTGACCGTCCCTTCAACCCCCAGTCCCCGGGCCTCGGCGATGCGTTTCACGTCAGCCCGGCCGCCCACCCACGCCTTCGGGTCGTGTATTTCCGTCGCCAACTGCGGGCAGTACCTCATTCCGCTGATGTTCACCCCGGCCGCCTGGGCCTTGACATGCGCTGCTTTGCGGCCCCTCGCGTCAGTGCCGTAGCCGTCTTCGCTGCCACGCAAAAACGTGGCGTCCGTCTGTAAGTTGCAGAGGCCCCACGGCAACGTGGTCCGCTTCGGTATTCGCTGAGTTGCGGTAGCGGTCATGCTGATGCTTTCTGCGGCTTGGGTTTCGCGTCTTCCTTGTCCTGGGCTGTTTCGTGCGGCGTGATCGGGTCGCCGGGGGGGATCAGTAGTTTCTCGGCGGTCGTGGCCGGCAGATCCAACGCCTCGGAAATCATTTCCATGATCCCGTTGTATCGCTCGAAGTCGCCGGTCGTCATTCCGTACTGGAAGTGCGACGGGCCCACTGTCTGCACGATCTGCGTCATGTCTTCGAGTTGCTTCGCTTTGTCCTTGCGTCGACTCGCCCCGGCCTCGATCGAAAACGACAGGTCAGCAGCCGCCTCGGCAGGGTCGTCGGTGTACATCAATCTCAGCCACAAGCGGCTCAAATCCCCGTAGACGGCCTCCGGGTCCTCCTCGCTGGGCCCGGGCGATTCACCCACGATCCGGCTGATCGTATCCGGGTGGACTTCCAACCGCCCCGCCTGGATCTCCTTGGCCGCCGCCGCCGACAGCCAACTCTTGACGGTCTCCTTCATTTCCCCCGGCCGATTGGTGACGTGTTGCTCGCGGACGTTGACTTCGGTCGCACTGCGAAACGCCCGGTCGGGCTCCGCTCCGCCCAGCAAGGGCTCCAACCCGGTCACCCGCTGGAACGCCTGCTCGACCATTTCCACGATCTTCCACGCGTCGAGATTCACCGGCGGGTACTGCAACACGTACAGCAGCTTGTTGATGTCCTCGCCCGGCTTGCCCGTATACAGCACCATTTCCTGGTCCAGGCCGCCCTCCATCGCCGCCTTGAAGTCTTCTTGCAACGCCTCCGACACCACGTACAGCGTTCGACTGGTGGCCTTGATGCGGGTCATCAGCCACGAATACATATGGTCAATAAACACTTGGAGCGGTAGTCCGGACTCCAGCGGGCTGCTGGCCCAGGGGTTGTCGGGGTTCGGCGAGAAGTCCAGCACGCTACACGGCCAGGGGTTGTGCGTTTCTTCGTGAAACTCGATCGGCCAGGTCAGCATCTCCCGCATCTCGGCCACGCCGGCATCTCGGATCGTCTCCGGCCGCAGGTTCAGCGGGTATTCCAGCCCCGGCATGATCAGCAGGTGGACATTCAAGTTCAATTGGTCCAGCGCGGCCCCCATCGCCTCAGCTTCCGGCTCCTTGGGCCAATCGGCGAACTTCTGCCCAAGCCCCATCCGCGAAAATATCTCATAGACCTCACACACGTCGCCCTTTTTTTGGGCCTCGTCGGACGCGCCAGCCGCCTCGTCGGTTGCCGTCTGCTGGTGGCTGCGGTTGCGGGCCACCGAGCGGAGCTTCGCCCGCGGAATGCCCGTCTGTTGCTCCAGTCGCCAAGCCGGCACGTCACGACGACGAATGATAAAATTCGCCTCGTGGAAGCGGACTGCGTCGGCATCGATCAACAGGTCATCGACCGACATGAAGGTGCTGCCCGGGATCAGTCCCGCCGGGGCGTCGATCATGTCGTGCCACAATACGCCCCGCCCCTTGACCAACGCTTCAGGCAAAGCGGTCAGTGCTTCCCGGTCCAGGTTGAACTCGCCGCTGGTGTAGTTCAAAAACCACGTTGCCAGCCAGGCCCGCAATTGGTCCTGGCGGTCCACATCAAAGCGGGCCTCCGCGATTTCCGGCATCAGCTCCAGGATTTCGCTAGGCATCGGGGGGCGGCGGGGTGTTGCCAGCCGGTGAGGTATCCGCTCATACACGTGCGGAATCATTACGTCGATGAACTGCTTGCTCAAGTTGTATCGCGGCTTGAAGGTGCCGTCCGCCCTGGGCACCTCCACGTACAACTCGTCGAAACTCTTGCCAAGAAAACCCCACAGCTTCTCGGCCGTATCGCCGAACTGGCGTTTCTTGGCCTTCTTGCACAGCTCGATCTGCTTGGTCCAGAGCGAGACGGTCGTCTTGAGCAATTCACGCAGGTCCATCCGGCTATCCGGTCAGCACCGGCTCCTTGCGCTGCCGTGGCTTGTGGGGTCGACGAGCCACCGGTTCGGCGATGGCCGGCTTCTGGCCCGCCGGGTTCTTCAGCGCCGCAATATCGTCGACCATGGACTTCAGCACCCGCTCCATGCCGTCCAGTCTCGCGGCAAGCTCCCGTGCCCGTTTCTCGGACTCCGCCAATTCCCACACGCCACGGTCCCCGTCCTTGAATAGCTCCGGCAGGGCCTCACATCGCGGGTCGCTGCGATGTAAGCAGTGCCTCCGGTACCCCAGGTTGTGTCCGTGGAAGATGAGCAAATCCACGAATTGTTTTCCTACTCTTGCCACCAACCCCAGGCACCGCGTGTTCTCCGTCGGACTGGCGGCGAATTCCACCGGGCAACCGACGTACGTCCGTGGCGGCTGGTACTCGTCGTAACTCATAGGATTCTCCTAACCGATCTGCATGCTGGACCCAAAACGCTTCACAGCTCCACCGCTGCGACGGGGGTCCCGTTGTTTCTTTTGAAATCTCTCGTACACCGTCTGGCCTGCGGCGGGGTCGTCATCGCGGGGCTCGGGTTCGTGATACGTGGGATCGAAAGCGGCGGCGTACTCCAGGGTGACCAGTACGTCCTCTGGGTATTTGGTGTCCCGCTTGTCCGGCCGGTCGATCACCATGTGCGCGCGTTTCATCTGCCTATCCAGCTCGGACACGCACCCGCGGGCCACCTGCAACCGGGGCGTGCCGGCATGGGGCCCCGTTCCCCGGATCGCCAGCCAACCCCGCAATGCTTCTTCGCGGCCGGAGATGTCGTTGCTGCCCGGGAAGAAACCGCCCATTGGTCCCATGGAACACGGCAAGCAGCCTGCATCCTCCAGCCCCGCGTAGTATTCCTTGGCGACATTCGTCCCCTGGTCCATGCCCACCGAACGCTGTCGACCCATCTGCATGTCCATCACGAACGCATGGAAGCCTTGCTCGGGCTCCCGTTTCGCCACCTCCCCGGCCCAACGTCGAGCGTCGGCGCCCCGCAGGTCAAACCCGTCGTAGATCCACACGTGGGCCTCGTCGGGGTCCACTGCCAGAAAAATGGTGCCACAGTGCTGGGAGCCCGGATCGACGATCACGTACACGCACCAGTTGGGCGGAATCTCTCTTGGCTCGTAACCGTGGATGCCCATGGGGTCGTATGTGGGATAAACCCGCCGACCAACCAGGGCGTACTCCCCGTGCCAGCGAACCCGTCGTTCGTCTTCAGAGAGTGAATCGAAAAACGCCTGCTTCGACTCATCGGTGTAGAACGGGTTTTCGTAGATGTACAGCGGGTACGCTTCGACGTCCTTGTCTTCGGACAGTGCTCGCTCGTGCAGTTCATAGAGCTGCACGCCGCCCGACTGGGGCGTGGCCGTCCAGAATCCCACGCCATCAAAACGCATACAGCCACGCAACGCCTCGGGCAGGAATTGGTAGTTCTTGATCTCTTCGTCGAACTGCCAGAGGTTGATCTGGATGCCACGAACGGCGTCGCCCTTGCTCGATCGGAAGAGAATCTTCCAGCCGGTTTTCGGAATGGTCACATGGCGTGGGATGTCTTTGCCGCGGTCCTCCCACGCCACGTGGTTCTTGTAGAACCGTTCCGGCAACAGCGGGGGGGCCTCGCGCCACTTCTCCCGGTAGGCGGCGTCGTAGGGATCGAGCTTCACGGGGTTGTCGGGATCGGGCCGCACGCTCCGCCACAAATTCGTCTGCTCGTCGCGGATCATGTTGAACGCGCCCTCCCGGGCCAGCGAACGCCACATCGGAGAGGCAATGTGCTCGGCGTCATATCCGACACACAGTGCCAGCCCCGTCTTGGGGTATTTTTTGTAGGGATCGCTGCCGGTGACCGCGCGGGCGATTTCACACATTCCCGCCAGTGTCCGTCCGGCCTGGTTGCTGCCGTCGAGCAGCCGAATGCGGGCCTTCGAGGCATGAAATCGCTCGGCCCGCGGCAACGCCCGGTAGAGTTGCAGGGCTTCCCCGTTCAACTGAACCAGCCGCTTGACAGCGGTCTTCAACTGGCGCTGGCGGAATACTCGCCGCGAACCTGCTGACCGCGGCGTGGCCGAATCACCCATGGGCACCACGCGCCCGAGCATGCTATTCATATCAAGCGCCGTCATCGTGGGCCTCCTCGGCAAGCAATTGCCGAACCTGGTTCTCCACGTCCTCGATGTCGTCGCTTCCCTCGTCGTCGTCGGCGCCGAAGTTTTGCAGGGACCGGAGAATGTCGCTCTCGATACGAATGCGGTTCGCACTGCCGTTTTTGTTTGCGTCGAAGTCCGTCTTTACCTCCTTGGCAAATCCGACGGGCCCTCCGAACTCGGCCATGAGGCACCGCAACACTTCGCCAATGCCGATGGGCGTAGTGGCGCCCGCCAGGTCATTGAGCGTGTCGACGCCTTCCTGTGTGCTTTTCACGACGCGACCTCCATGGCCGGCTTGCGGGCGGCGAGTTCTTCTACCCGGTCCACCTCAATCTCGAACTTCTCCCGGGGCTTGCCTTGGCCGGTCTTCCACTGCCGGAACACTAATCGGCCGGCAATCTCGACTACCGAGCCAGCCGAGAAGCAGCTAAGCGCCGCCGCCGTTTCGCCGTAGGCCACAACCTGCATTTCGCCCTCGTCTTGCTGCACGGCGGTACGGGCGATGTCCTCGCCCCGAGCCGGCGCCGAGTTGGCTATCGCCTGCCTGCTCAATGCACCCACCAGCCTGATTTCCGCCAAGGGCTGCATCCCGTCGGGCAACGGCCAGCGTTTCGCCATCGGCACTCCTTTTTTTCAAGCCACTTGCGGGCCGGGCAATGTCTCACCCACTCGGTTGCAGGCCACCAAGCTCACCCAGCGGTCGCCGCCGCATTTCGGGCAATCCGTCTCCGCGCTCGGGCAATCGCACTTGGCAAACGGCATGCCTTGCACGAGTCTCACCCGGGCGGTCTCCAGCAGCCGTTGGATCTCCAAGACGTCGATGTCCCGACACCACGGTTCCTCTCGCTGGCCGCCCAGTTCAGCCCTAATCTCGTCCAGTCGCCCGCACAGTCGCTCCAACGGCTGTCGCCCCGCAAAGACCGCCGCCAATCGGCGGGGGACCCCGCGGTTGTAGCCGTCGCAACTGCGTTGGATCGGTTCTGTCATAAACAATCGCCACTCCCGACCCACGAGGATCGAGGATCGAGAGTGGCGTCAGGTTTACGCTTCGCTGTTGGCCAGCCCGCCGTTGACGTGAACCGCCACCGTGGCGCTAACCACGGCAGCATCGACGTCAATCTGACCTACCACGTACTCGCCGGCGCCGGCAACCGCTCCATCCAGGAAACCCTGGGTGTCACAGGTCACCGCGTCGCCTTGCGACAAGGCCACCGCCGTGGGCTCCAACAGGATGTCACACAGGCCCTTTTCCACCACGTAGAAAAGGTCTCCGTCGGGGATC